TGGGAATAACTTTAGAAAACTTGGCACAACCTGCAAATTATCTCAATGCTGACGCCAGCTTGCAACAGCAGTGGCTACAGATCATGGGCCCAAAAAATCGCATGAGAGTAGGTTTTGCCTGGAGCGGGCGCAGAGATGCCTGGCTCAACGACCACAAAGGCATGCCTTTTGCACACATGCTGGACTTGATCCAATCCAATCCGCAGTACGAATGGATCAACCTCCAAGTTGATGCTACCACCGAAGAATCGCAACAATTGTCTGCAGCAGGTGTCACACAATATCCAGGCGCCATACAAAGTTTTGCTGATACTGCTGCACTGGTCATGGCCATGGACGTGGTAATTTCTGTGGATACTGCTATTGCTCACTTGGCGGGCGCATTGGGTCGCCCTGTTTGGATTGCACTCAATTGGTTTGGCACCGACTGGCGATGGCTACTGGACCGGGATTCAAGTCCTTGGTACAGTACTGCTCGGCTGTTCCGCCAACCTGCGCAAGATGACTGGGGCAGCGTCACAAACAAGATTGGCCAATATCTGAGTTGGATGAAAGTTTAAGTTTTTTTTGACCTGTTGCGATTGTTCAGGTATCAACAGTTGCAAGTATTTGTGATTGCACTTGGGCGTTTGTGTAGACCCACTTTGTTTGTCCACAATCCCATATTCTGTACATGTTCCTTTCGCGCATGATCTGGTGTTCTGTTTTTTGCATATCGTCTTGATTTTTTACGATATGTTTCTTGGAAAATCCACTGCGGTGAAATCTTTTGACAAAATCTGTATAAGAATAGCTGGGTTTTTTTCCGCCAGCTACTTGCACAAAATTTAATTTTTTATACAGATTGCCTGTTCCCCATCGCATGTCGCAATATGAGACAACCGAAGTTGGATTGTATTGTCGGCAAAATGCCAAAAACAATCGTCCGGCACCCCCTACTACGGTGCCTATACTACAAAATCGTATCAGTTCATATTGCGAAGTTTTATCATATCTTGGTGATCCAAATGTCATTACTGCTACCAACTGATTGTTATAAAAACAGCCATATGCTGTGCTTGATATGGCCCACCCTTGAATGTGATGCTGAGATACAAAAGATTTTGCTTCAGCAATAGATATCATGCCCACACGGCACTTTCTTGCGTAGATTACAGTATCAGTTCCCAGTATACTGCTGAGTCTGCTTTTTACAATTTCAGGATGATGAATCCATTCGTCCTGAAAAATTGTAATCAACCGATATCCTTGTTGAGCACACAATGTCAGTTTGTTGATATGATAATTTTGATTGCTTTTTTGTGCTTCGGAATGCCAATACAGCCCACAGTACTCTATTGCTATTTTTAAGTCAGGAATGACAATGTCCAATTCAAACGGATTAATAATAGTTTTGTTGGATTGTTGCACTGGTGAGTTTACAATGGACTTTACATATTCGTACACTGCTGTTTCTTGCTTGCTGGTATATACTGCTTGATAAGGATTACACATCTTGCAGCAAGGCAAGTGCCCATTGTCCACATAATCATCAAATTTTGCATTGCATGTCAGGCAATTGAACCTGTAATATACCTGATTGCTAACACCTTGATACATCAGTTCTGGTGTAACAAACTCAATATTTGCCATACACTTGTATTTTTTATTTAATTTTTCATAAGGAGTCAGCTTGATAGGACGAAGTTTGCGTACCTGAGTTGCATAATAATTTTTGTGCAGTTCCCGTGCCGCGCCAGTTTGTGCATTGTTGGTTACACCATATTTCCTCATGGAGGTTGACAGTCGTCGTTGATTGATCAGTTGTTGTTGTTCTATTGTGTATTTGTTTTTGCAGTTGGCAACTTTTTCACTCACACTCTTGGCAGCACATGCACATGTGCCAGCTGGCCCGCAAAATCTATAACCCAAATTGACTGAATTGAATTTTTTGATATTGTTGTGCACACACACATTGTCAACATCATTCAATGCGCAATAGATCATCTCAGCCATGTTGTCAGATCTAATTGGACTGTTATCAATTACCCATTGGCGCATTTCTGGAGAATTTTTTACCAATATGGAAAAATGCTTGGGCTTGAGCTCAATCAATTCTAAAATTTGTTCTTTCAATTTGATACCGTCACTTTTGAAGTTGTTATTATTATATATTAAAACATAGACAATAGCAACAAATCAAAGTCAATAAAAAAGGGCCGCAAGGCCCTTTTTTGATCCTTCCCATCCCTGAGAAAGTTTGGTTCTCTGATTAGGAGAAGCTCAAATTCGCCACTGCTATCTCCCCGACATAATCGCCGGCGTTACCGAAACTGCTCGCGGTATTTGTCAATTCAATGTAGCCATAACGTGTCATAAAGCTCACGACTGGTTCGAAGGTTGTTGGATCCAGTACCACACCTGAACTCATCAGGGGAATGTACGGGCAGTAGAAGGCAGGAGCGTCAGCTTCTGAACTACCTTTGTAACCAACCAACACAGGTGTGGTGTCAGCTGCGTAGCTGTCAACAAACACGCGCATTGCGCCGTTCAATGTTCCCACAAACTTGGTGTTGGTCGGAGCTTCAAACGTACCTTCTGTGGTACGAGCAAATGCGCTGGTGGTAGCACTTTGCAGCACGGTGAGTGCAGCACTAGATACCACAGCATAGTTGCCGGCACCACGACGTGTGCGCTGAGCAATCAAGTTTGCAACACGATTGATCAGAACTGCCAAAGCAGCGTGCTCGTCACCTACGAATGTGGCAGTACCGGACACAGTGGCTTGGTTGTAGGTGAATTCAGTAGATGCTAGCGAGCGCAGGCTCAACAGGATTTCCTGGTCAATCTCAGCCGTGATCTCTTGTGCAAGAGCAGCCATGATTTCAGCTTCAACGTCAATACCGTGCATGGCTTGTGCGTCTTGTGCAGATTCAAAAGTCCATCGAGCTTGCAATTTGCGTGTCTTGGCTTCCACAGCTTGTTTCAAGATTTGCACACTGATTTGTTTACCGCCAGTGCCTTCCATTACTGCTGTGTTGCCGCCAGTGTAGCTAGAGGCGCTGGTAGCACCTGCAGGAACAGTACTGTATGCAGTAGCAATAGTGAATGGGCTGAGTGCTTCCTGACCAGCTGAAACGCTGGTTGCTGCTGCACTATTGTCAGTCAAATTGTTGGCATAACGCACACGCAGAGTGTGGATTTGTCCAACTGGGCCTGTCATGGGCTGCACACCAACCAATTCATTGGCAATCACCGTTGGCATAACACGACGGATAACTGGCAGGATAACACGGTTAAGTGTTGCAATGTTTCCGCTGGCAGTACTACCGCCGCTTGCATTCTCTTTCAAGTAGCGTTTTGTGTTCTCGAGGATAACACTCATGCTGTTGCGCTTGTTGCCATTCAGACCCTCAAGCAGAGCTTCTTTGGTCTCGCTCCAGCGACCTTCAAGTAATTCTTGTGACATTTAAGTCTCCTAAAATTTTATTATCACAGTCCGGCCAGGCGTTTGATGTCAATCACATTGCTGCGATCTTGGTCAATTGCTGACTTTTGTGGAACTGTCTTATCACCGGTTACTGCGGATACCTGTTCTGAAATTACCTTGCGGCTTTTTACTGAACGGTCTTCCAACACTGCTGGTAGATACTTTTCAAAAGCGTTTTTCAGACGAGATGTCTGTACACTTTCAAGCAAATTACGCATTACTTCTTGCTTGTCCGCATTCAAGGGACGCATCAAGTCTTCCAATGTGCTGTCACGCTCATTGGTTTCTTTAATAACACGCAGTTCGCGCTCTTTTTTCTCAACCAGGACTTTTGCCTTTTGTGTGAGAGTGATTGCTTCAGACAATTTCTTGTCCTTGTGGGCAATCATGTTATGCAACTTCTTGAGTTCGGCTCGCTCATTGAGATGAGTTGCACCAAATTCAGCAGCATACGCTTCAAAGATACGACGACCAAAGTTGTTCTCTCGAGCAGCTTGGATGTCTTCTTGCAATTGATTTAGTTCTGTCTTTAAATGACGGCTTACGGCCAGGCTGATCTTTTGACTGGATTCTTTTACAAATCGAGATTTGAGACTTACCAACTTTCCACGAGCTTCACGTACCAGACGCACTTTTGTTTCTACAACATCACGTTTGTCTTTGGCAAATTCACTAATTTCACGAGCCAACGCACCAACCACAAAGCCTTCGAGTTTCTCGACGCTTTCGGCATGCATTTTACGATCTCGGCGCAGTTCGCCAATTTCCTCTGCAAGTTTTGTCACCAAAAAGTTGTTGAACTTGGTTGCTGACTCTTTCATCTTGCCCTGAAACTTGACACGATCTTCAGCAAGGCTCTGCTTTTCAGCGGCTACTTGTTGAAGTTCTGCTGTGAGACCTTCTGTTACCATCTTATCTAAAGCTTCGACCATGACTGTCTTGTCATGCTCATAGCGTTGTGCATACTCCTCACGAAGTTCAGCACGCACCATTTCACGAGCTTCCACCAGTTTTGATTCCCAAGCTTCGTTGAGTTCTCGACCAATATCTTCGTTAATGAGACCGCTATCTAGCAATGGTTTGAGTTTGTCAAACATTCTGGGTTCTCCTTAGATTTTCTGCTCTTCAGCAGTATTTTCAACAAGCACGATGCTTGCAGAAACTTGTTTACGCTTTGCCCATGGACGTGTTACTGCTGCGGTTGGTGCTGCATTTGGCTGTACGGACATTGTGTATTTGTTTTTCATCTGGCAGGCCCTTAGATTTTTAGTTCTCTAATAAGGCGCTTGACCTCATCTGCAAGATATTTTTTCACTTGATTTTCTTGACCGGCTTCGCGGGCCATTTCCAGTACTCTATGACCGTGCTTCATATTCATCAGACCTTCATAGATTGCAGTTGGATACGCATTGGGGGCCGACGGCTGAGCCACAACATCAATGGTGACTATTTCAAAATCACTCACATGACCTGTTCTGTCATCAACATTGCCGGAACCTCTGCTGGATACACCCAGCTTGACTCCGGATGTTACCAATGTTTTTATTAGCTCTCCCATTGGGGTTGGCAGTATTCTCAACTTGCCACAGCCGGCTTGACCTTCCATCCACATGTTGTCCACAGTATGGCACACGCGATCCAAGTTGATCTTGAGATCATCGGGATGATCTACTTCTCCCAGTACAGAATTGCCGTTACGGATCTGCTCGTTGACTGTTTCTACTGCTTTGATAATTTCATGCCGAGGGTAAATGCGCTCATTTGCATTGCGCTTGTCCCCCTCGATACAAATGCCTTTGAGATATAGATTCTTGCCACCTTTGCCGCTGGCATCGTCTTCGGTTATGATTTCGATGCGAGCCTGGCTAAATGTAAGATCTTCTCTAAGGTATCTAGAAGTTAGCATTTAATTAACCCTTGCGGCCCGGTAATGGGCTTTTGGTGTTGACACCAGTTGCTTGGCTCAGATGTGGCTTGTTGGCAGGCTTGAGACCTTGTGTGCCTTGAGCTGGGCTGTTACCAACTTTGCCAATCAAGTCTTTGGTAGCATTTCGGTAAGCTGCGGTGTCATGGTTGCCACCTTCGCTGGTACCAGTATGCACCGGGCGGCCTGCCATGCCTGTTTGGCCGGCGTTAAACGCCACTGGGCCTGCTTTGCCGTTGCCTTGTTCTACTGTCACCGGCTTTGACACTGCTTTGAGACTGATTGCTTCCATCATGCCCATTTCTTCTGTGTCGTCCATTTCAACAGCGTCTCCGCCAGTGTCTGTTCCAAATTCGTCACCATTGCCGCCCATGTCGGTGCCGCCCATGGCAGCTTCAAACTCGGCCATCAATTCGTCTAGTTTGTCTTCAAGATTGAGGATATCGTCTTTGGTTGCTGGTTCTGCGCTGGTTTCATCATCGCTGCCAAATTCATCAACTGCCATCTCGTCACCCATGTCTGCAACATCACCATCGGACGAATCTTCGTCGTCCATATCTTCCATATCTTCCATGCTCATGTCAGACTGTTCGTCAGTTTCAACATCGTCAATCAGATCGTCTTGTGCGTCGCCGCCCATGGAACCTTCTTCAAGATCCTGGTCAGCATCCTGATCAATGTCTTCTTCCTCTTGCATGAGGTTTTCATAAATCTCACGGCTTTTTGCCACAACGATGTCATGGAACAGCTCGCGAGCTTTTTGGTCTTCATCATTGATCACATATTCGATCAATTGTTCAAATTTGTTCATAAAGAAACTCCTGTTAGGTAAAGTGTAATGTTATTTACCCAAGAGGCTTAAACTTGGTGCATTTAGATGGAAAAAACACGATAAATTGCCAGACATGGCAAAAATTACATCACAGGCGCTGCAGGTGGTGCGTATTGCTGGCGCACCAGTTTGAGTTTTTCTTTAAATTCAACTGCACGAACATCGTTCATTCTTCGCAGTTTGTTGAGTTGCTGCAGAGTAAGGTGAGTCTTGCGCAAGTCACCCAGTTGAGGTTGGCTGTTGTCTTGCGACAGGTCCTGATATGCTTCAGGTTCTTTGTTCCAAAATTCTTGCAGTATCATAATAGTGTTATTTATGCAGCTGGCGGTGTTGCTGCTGGTGCTGCTGCTGCGCCACCTGGACCAG